AATAGCGTAAGCCATCCAGTTTTGAGCTACAGGACTTTCTATCAATGAAAGTAAATTAAAATAGTTCATTGGACGAGAAGTCATTGGTGTTCCTGTTAATAACCAAAGGTATTTACTCTGTTTTACAAAACTATTAACTAATTTAGTTCTTTGAGCTTGACCATTAGATATGTAATGTGCTTCGTCTATTATTATTAACTCAAAGTTAGCTTTTGTTATTAAAGAATTTTCAATATCTTTTAATTCATAAAAGTTTTTAAGGATGTCATAATTAATGATTACAAAATCGTGTTCTGTTGAAAAGTTTTTACCTTCACAAATATATACACTTCTATCTGAATAATTCTCAATTTCTCGTTGCCAATTTATTTTTAATGATGCTGGACAAATAATTAATATTTTCTTTACATTAACCTCTAAAGCCGCGATAACCGCTGAGGTCGTTTTTCCTACACCCATATCGTCAGCTAAAATAAACCTTTTAGTTCCCGATAATTTCTCAATTGCTAGTTTCTGATGGTCAAGTGGAGGTCTATGAGAATATTTTTCATAGTCTATTTTAATTTCTTCGGTTGTATGTGTTTTTAATAACGCACCCTTCGGCAACCAAAAATCGTGAATGGTTTCACCTGACAATATTTTACCCCAAATATGATAAGCCTTATCTTTCTCAACAAGTAATTTCTCAACCCAAACTTGTTCGGGTATTTTAACCAGTAATTTTTCGTCGGCTAATTTTTTACCAAAGTAAGGGTCTAAGTCAACCCATTTTTTAGCAACTTTAGGGGTTACTTCGTGATAATTAATTATATATTCTGATTGAGAACGAGTTGGAAAGAATTTTTTATTGTTTTCCTTTTGGGTTTTCATTTTAAGAATATGGTTATTTGCTCCCGAATAGGTTTCAAGTATTTCCAACGCTCGTTGTTCTAATAATGGAGTATTTGTATTTTCCAAAGTTATAATTTTAATTAAAAAATAAGTAATAAATGGATATTTATAAATAAAAAATTAATTATGTCAAACAATAAAATGCCTATTTCTAGAATCGGCAAATTTTTTGGTGAGGAAGACTATAATTTGGAGCTTTCATTTGGTGAGGAATACTTGTATGGAGATATGAACTTTACATTAGTTTTATATCGTGTTGATAGACAAAAGACGAAGAAGGATGATGTTTATGGGGAAGCGGTGTCTGACGCGATAACATTTCTTCCACCTGTTGAATTCAAGGGGTTGGTTCAGGTAATGGCACCGGAAAACAAATATTTGGGTAACTCAAAGATAGAACAATTTGAACCGGGTAATTTACGAGTTTCTGTTTATCAAAGACATTTAGAGGAACTAGAAATTGACATCAATTATGGTGATTATATAGGGTATTACGAGACTGAAGATAGAATTAGATATTATGTTGTTAATAATGACGGACGTATAACATCAGACAATAAACATACTTATGCTGGATATAAACCATTTTATAAAACAATTATGGCATCACCAGTTACAGATAATGAATTTAGAGGGTTATGAGAAAACTAATAAAAGAAGAAATTGAGGGTATTGATAATTTTTTAGAAATAATTGTGGGAAAATATCCAAGTTTAGAACCTTTTTTAGAGAAAATAAAAAAAGATATTGAAAACTCCGGTTGTCCTAATATTGAATTAACTAACTTAAATGGACCTTTAGGGTTAGCTTTACATAATAGATTAATGCTTGATAAAAAAATACTTAATAGTAATTTATCTTTTTTAATTTTTATTTTATTTCACGAGATAGGTCATATGTATCAATTTAAAAAATATGGTGCTGAAAAAATGTTGGAAGTTTATCTTGGTGAAATGTCACTTAATGACGCTCTAAATTTTATACATAAAACAGAAATAGTTGCTGACGAATTTGGGGAAAGAAAAGTGAGAGAATATGTTAAATTAGGTATTGTTGATTCTAATGAAGTTCATATGAAAGGACCTCATAAAAAGATGAGTCCAAATATGTTTGCTATGACACTTAATCAAATTAAAAGTGTTATCAAAGATAGAAAATTAGATAACCCTGAAAAATTAGCTGAGTTTATGTATAACGCTTATAAAAGAAACTTTTAAAATAAGGTTATGAAAATTATAATAACGGAAAACAAATTATTTAACTCCATTTACGGTTATTTGGAAAAAACATTCATTGAGGAGGACGAATTACATTGGACGTATGCTGAAGATTTAAGTGACGAATATGGTAACGAGGATGAAAATCTTATAATTTTTTATAGAGGTGATTGGGAAGGTGAAGACTATAGTGATATAGTTTTTGCTTATTACGCTAAAGATTACTTTGATGATAGTCCAGCTAATTCTCATAATAGAAGTCAAGCTCCAATGTTAATGGTTACAAAATATTACGACCTTAATGATATGTTTGCACAACATTGGGTTGAACCTATGAAAAAGTGGTTTGAGGATAAATTTAATTTACCTATTAAAAGTATAACATCTTACTAACTAAAATATAAAAATATGAAAATAATTATTACAGAGAATAAGTTATTTAATTCCATTACAAAGTATTTGGAAAATACCTACAATTCGGAAGATGATTTAGAATGGGTATATGACGAATCGTATGATTATGTGAATGATGAATATGATGACCCAATCAATGAAAATATAAGACTTTATTTTAATGGTTGGCTTGATGGTGACAATAGTAATGTGATTTTTACATATTACGATAAAGATTATTGGGATGACCCTTCAGGAAGAGCTGAAGCACCAAAGTTAGTAGTTACTGAATATGATGAACTTACTGAAATGTTTAGTGAATATTGGAAAGAACCAATGAAAAAATGGTTTGAGGAAAAATTTGATTTACCGGTAACTTCTGTTACACGAGATGTGTAAAAATATAAAAATATGAAAATAATAATAACAGAAAGACAAAAAAGACTACTTGAGAAGATAACCAAAACAGATGTTATATGTGACAATTGTGGTTGGACTTGGAAGTTATTAGATGGTGGGAACGACCCTTATATTTGTCATAAATGTGGTCACGATAATGAAGAAACTAATTATATTGGTAAAAAAGTTATGGTATATTATAACCTACATAAACACACGTTCTCAATAACCTACAAAGGTTTAGTTATTAGTCACGCTGATTATGTAAAATTAAGTGATGTTGAATTTAGAGTTAGACAGGGTGGTAGAGAAAAAGTTATTAAAGAGAAAAGTAAAAATGTTCACTCATTTGTAATTGGAACATTAATGGATTATTGTAAATATCCTTGTGAGAGTTTACCAAGTGAACCAAATAGCAATATTGTAACCTATAACCCATATAAGTATAACTCTTATGTTATGAAAGACACCGAAGAACCAATATACAATTCCGGTGAGGTTGAGATGATAAATTCAAGAAACAAAATATTTATAACAAAACGATAAAATGCCATTACCTAAAAAAAATAAAAAACATATTCCTTTAACTTATACTAAAACTCTATATCCTAGACGACAAGAATTAGTTGATAAGATAAATGAACACGGAACTTATTTACCTAAATCAATACTACATGCCGATTTAGATGGGGGTTTTTTATCATTTGTAAAAAATGATTTGAAAACAGTCGTAGATGGGAAAACCATACCTATGATTGATATTTTAATGACTACTCAAAACTGGGCTCAATTTACGGAGACTTGGAATTTCCAAAATATAGATAAAAATGTTGAACCCCCATTTATAACTGTGGTTAGAATACCTGAGGTTAAGTATGGGTCTAATCCGGCTATAATTTACAATATACCAAATAGGAAACAATATTTCTATGCTCAAGTACCGACTTGGGATGGACAACGACAAGGTATGGATATTTATAAAATTCCACAACCAATTCCTGTTGATATTTCATATACTGTAAAGATTGTATGTAATAGAATGAGGGAGTTAAATGAGTTTAACAAAAACATTTTAGGGATGTTTGCTTCAAGACAGGCTTATACAGTAATCAAGGGACATTATATTCCGGTTATTATGGGTAATATTTCTGACGAATCAGTTACGGAGATTGAGAAGAGAAAATATTATATTCAAAGTTATGAATTTACGGTATTAGGGTTTCTTATTAATGAGGATGAATTTGAGGTATCACCGGCGATAACGAGAGTATTACAGGTTGTTGAATTTGAGAAAGAACCAAGAAAAAGGAGGGTTAAAGTTGATACTAATCCTTCAGGGGTATCATTAACTTTAGAATATCCAATAGATGTTTTATCCGTTACCCAAGTATTTGATTACACTGTAAATATAAATTTAGGTGATACATCAAATGTTGATACTTTTGATGTTTATATTAACGGTGATTTTTACGGGTCGGATTTATCGGAAATATTAATTAATACAAATGATGTTTTAAGAATTGATATAACAAAACAAGATAATCTTACAACAGCGTCAATTAAATTAAACAATGAGTTAATTTAATTCTCACCATAGATATCTTTTTTATCTTTACAAGTCTCAATAATTAAATTTTCTAAAAACTTATAAATTTTAATACCTCTCTTTTCACAATATAGTTTTAATATGTTGTGAGCATCTTCCGATATCTTTAAGTTTTTTATTTTTTTATTGTTCTCTTCCATAGTATATAAATACTTCATTTGCGTAAATAGGTCGTTTATTGATATTATTAACCGATAAGTAGAAAAAAGGTAGAAAAAAGTATCCTAAATTATAAATTCTTTATAGTTAATAAAGTGTTTTGGTTTTTTTTGTAATATTTATATATAAACAATAAATTATTTAACTAAAAAACTAATGGCAACAAACAGTAAAGTATTTGTATCTCCTGGAGTATACACATCTGAAGTTGATTTAAGTTTCGTGGCTCAGAGTGTGGGTGTAACTACGCTAGGTATCGTGGGGGAAACTCTTAAGGGACCAGCATTTGAACCAATCTTTATACGAAACTTTGATGAATTTTCAACATTTTTTGGGGGAACATCTCCAGAGAAATTTATAAATACCCAAATCCCTAAATACGAGGCGAGTTATATTGCAAAATCTTATTTGCAACAATCAAATCAGTTATTCGTAACTAGAGTATTAGGTTTATCAGGGTACGATGCGGGTCCATCTTGGACAATAACATCTGTGGCGAACGTAGACCCAACAACAATTGATTTCAAGTGTTCAGGTTCAACTACCGTTGATTGTGAAATCATATGTACAGGTTACACTAAAACATTAATGTCTGTTAACTTTACAGGTTGTACTGGAAATATTGATAGTATTGGCTTCACAACAAGTTTCCCAGCTGCTATCGCAAACAAAATCAACACATCTTACGAATTGTTCAACGGAAGTACTTCAGTTATCAGTAATGATTTGAAAAGTCAAATTTTTGATATTATCAGTACTCCAAGTAAATCTGCAACATCTGTTTATTATTTCGGAGCTATCGTTGGTGATGATTATACAGCATTATCAGGATATACTGCTCAAACAAACGTTTTTGGAGTTAATAATGTAAATGCTGATTTAATTAATTATTCTGCACCTCAAAATGACGCTTGGTATTACTCATTATTTGATAATGTTGGTAATTCAGTTTATAGTGGTAGTTCATTCTATTCTACAATTACTAATTTCACTCAAACATCTCAATCAAGTAACTGTGCTTCATTCTACAGCTATAGTATTAGTGGTACATCAGGAAGTATTAATTATAATACAAATACAATTGATGTTGTATTACCTTATTCAGGTTTCTCAGGTACTTCATTCTCAGCATTAACAGCTGGATTTAGTGCTTGTACTAGTAATGTGAAAGTTGGTGGAGTTTCTCAAACAAGTGGTGTGACTGCTAATAATTTTACGGGTGGTTGTTTAACTTATGTTTTAGTTTCACAAGATTCTAGTGTTACAGCTAACTGGACAGTATGTGTTACATTACAAAATCCTTGTGCTCCGGCAACACCAAGTAATTCAGGTAATAATAATACTGGAACTATTCAAACTTGTTATTCTGGAACTGTTACAGGATATGTTTATACTTTTGAAGGAACATCTTATTCAGATTACGATAATTTAGTGTTAGCTACATTACGTTCAAGAGGTATTGCGACATATTCAACAGATAATGGACCGGTATATGAAGTTAGTGATTTAAATGATGTATCATTGAATGTTACAGGTGCTACATATTCAGGAGTGACTAAAAACCCATATAATACTTTCGGTATTAATTTAACAAATAAAGATGGTGAGATTTTCTTCTTTGAAACATCTTTCAGTAATTCTGACCCAAAATATTTAGGTAAAGTATTTGGAATGTCTAACTTCTCAAAACCTAGAACTACTGTTCCGGTATTCGTTGAGGAAGATTTCCAAACATTATTAACTTACGCTTATAGAAAAGGTTATATTAGAGGTATTAATAGTCAATTAACTTCTTTACCTGATGCTAAACAAGGTGTTGATGCAACATCAATCGCTTGGTATTTAGAAAAATATCAATCACCAACATCTCCTTGGTTAGTTTCTGAATTAAGAGGTAATAAAGTTTATAACTTGTTCAAATTTACAACAATTGCTGATGGTGATGCTGCAAATACTGAAGTTAAAATTTCTATTGCTAATATTTCATTCAACAATGGAACTTTTGATGTTCTTGTAAGAGATTTCTACGATACAGATAATAACCCTGTTGTTATTGAGAAATTCACTAATTGTTCTATGAACCCTAACGACAATTCATTTGTTGCTAAAAAAATTGGTACATTAGATGGTGAGTATGAATTAAACTCTAAATACGTTATGATTGAAATTAACGAAGATGCTCCAGTTGACGCTCTTCCTTGTGGTTTCTTAGGTTATAACTATAGAGAATACGCTGGTGCTCGTTCTCCGTTCCCAATTATTAAAAACAAATATGATTTCCCTGGTGAAGTTGTTTATAATCCACCATTTGGTATTTCATCTGGAAGTGATAACGCAACAACAAGTGGTGGTGATAATGTTCGTAGAACTTATTTAGGTATTTCAGATACTATTGGTATTGACTTTAGTTTCTTTACTTATAAAGGTAAACAACTTCCGTTGAACGTATGTAATGATACGACAGGTGATGATTGGGCTTTTAGAACAAAAGGTTTCCACATGGATAAAAATGCAAGTGGAATTACAATTCCTAATACATTCTCAACTAGTGGTACTTCAGCTTTCTTCGTTGGTTCTGCAGAATTTACTGCTGACCCGGATAATGAAAGTAATCCATACTACAGATTGTTTGCTCGTAAATTCTCATTGCTAGTTCAAGGTGGATTTGACGGATGGGATATCTATAGAGAATCAAGAACAAATTCTGATAGATTTTCAATAGGTAAAACAGGTTATTTAAAAGGTGCTTGTGTTAGCACTAAATATCCTTCAGCTACAGGTTGGGGTGCGTTTAAACAAATCACGATAGGTGATAATAGTCAAGATTGGGCTAATACAGATTACTACGCTTATTTATTAGGTCAAAGTACTTTCTCTAACCCTGAAGCAGTTAACATTAACGTATTTGTAACACCAGGTATTGATTATGTTAATAACTCTAACTTGGTTGAAGACGCTATTGAAATGATTGAGTTCAACAGAGCGGATTCATTGTATATCACAACAACTCCTGATTACAACATGTTTGTTCCTTCAGTAGGTGAAACAACTGACTTAATTTATCCTCAAGAAGCTGTAGATAACTTAGACCAAATAGGTCTTGACTCTAACTACTCTGCAACTTACTACCCTTGGGTGTTAACTAGAGATAGTGTAAATAATACACAAATTTATTTACCACCAACAGCGGAAGTTACAAGAAACTTAGCTTTAACTGATAACATCGCATTCCCTTGGTTTGCAGCTGCTGGTTATACTAGAGGTATTGTTAATGCTGTTAAAGCAAGAAAGAAACTTACTCAAGAAGATAGAGATACGCTTTATAATGGTAGAATTAACCCAATCGCAACATTCTCTGATGTTGGAACTGTAATCTGGGGTAACAAAACATTGCAAGTTAAACAATCTGCTTTAGATAGAATCAACGTTAGACGATTATTGTTACAAGCACGTAAATTAATTTCTGCTGTATCTGTAAGATTATTGTTTGAACAAAATGATGATAAAGTAAGACAAGATTTCTTAAACGCTGTTAATCCTATCTTGGATGGAATTAGAAGAGACCGAGGTCTTTACGATTTCCGAGTAACAGTTTCTTCTGACGCTGCTGATTTAGATAGAAATCAAATGACGGGTAAAATATACATAAAACCTACAAAATCGTTAGAATTTATTGATATTACCTTCTACATTACTCCTACCGGAGCTTCTTTTGAGAATATTTAATATACTTAATAGATTTTTTTATAAAAACCCTCTAATTTTTTTAGAGGGTTTTGTTTTTTTATTTATTTTTGTATATTTATATGTAGAGAGGTTCTCGTAATTAACATTAATATTATACCAATGAAAATAGAATTAACTTGTCAATATTGTAATAATTTATTTACTACCGATTATAAACACAGGGATAAAAAATTTTGTAATAGAAGTTGTTATTTTGGTTATGCTAAAAAAAATAATTTATTAGGAAAACCAAAAGACGAATCTGTTAGAGAAAAAAGAACTTGTTTACAATGTGGTAGTGAGTTTATTGAACGAAAAAAACATAATAAAACCATATGTTCTGATGAATGTCGGTTAATTTGGTCCAAAAAAGATGAAAATAAAAAAAATAGAATATTAAAGTCAAAAGAAAGTTTATTGAATAGGTATGGTGTTGAAACTTTTTTTGATACGAAAGACTTTAAGTCAAATTATAAAAAAATTTTTATTGAAAAATATGGTGTTGAACATCCAATGCACGACCATAATATGGTTAATAAGTTAAAAAATACTGTTAAAGAAAAACATTTAACCCAGTTAATACCACGATTAGGTGATGGTAATTTAACATTACTTGATGAATACTCAGTTAATAAAAGTGGAAACACTTCTATGTCCTATAACTTTCAATGTAATATTTGTGAAAATATATTCTCAAGTACCCTATTAGGTTCTGGAAAAATACCAATATGTAGAAAATGTTATCCTATTATTAAAAATTCTAAATTGGAAGAAATTGTTAGAAATTTTCTAAATGATAACAATATTAAACACGTTGATAATAATAGAAAAATTTTAGACGGTAAAGAAATTGATTTATATTTACCCGAGTTTAATTTGGGTATAGAAATTAATGGTAATTATTTTCATTCTGAAAATGCTGGAGAAAAAGATAAACATTATCATTTAGATAAGATGATTTTATCTAATGAAAAGAATGTTAAATTATTACAATTTTTTGAGGATGAGATAATATTAAAAACTGATATTGTATTTTCAAGGTTATCTAGTTTATTAAACATTAACAAGTCAATATTTGGTAGAAAATGTAAGATAAAAGAAGTTAATAAAAAAGACTCAACATTATTCTTAAATGAAAATCATTTACAAGGTAATTGTATTGATAAACATAGATTTGGATTATTTTATAATGATGAATTAGTGTCTTTAATGACATTCAGTAAAAAAAGAAAAGTTTTAGGTAATAAAAATAACACTATTGATGAATATGAATTGATAAGATTTTGCAACAAAAGAAATACCACAGTTGTTGGCGGATTTTCTAAATTGTTGAATTTTTTTGTTAAAACATTTAACCCTAAAAAAATAGAAACTTATGCTGATATTCGTTGGTCAGGTCTAAACCCCGAGAATACCGTGTATTATAAAAATGGGTTTACTTATTTACATCAAACACCACCAAATTATTGGTATATTAAAAATAATTGTTATTTACATAGATTTCATAGATTTAATTTTAGAAAAGATTTGTTAGTTAAAGAAGGGTTTTCTAATGAAAAAACTGAATGGTCTATTATGGTTGAAAAAGGTTATGATAGAATTTGGGACTGTGGTTCATTAAAATTTGAAATAAATTATTAATAAAAACCCTCTTTAATCGGAGGGTTTTTTTATTTACGATATATTTATAAGTATGAGACTTAAAAACAAATTAAAAGAGGGGATTGATGAATCCGGAACTCCAGATATGAAGTACTACGCTTTTGACTGGGATGACAATATTGTTACAATGCCAACAAAAATCATTCTTAAAGATGAGGATGGTGACGAAGTTGGTATGTCAACACAAGATTTTGCTGAATATAGAACAGAGGTTGGAAAAGAACCTTTTGAATATCAAGGGCATACTATTGTAGGTTTTGCTGAATTACCTTTTAGAAATTTTACTGTAACAGGTGATAAAGATTTTATTATTGATGCTATGTTAGCTAAAACAGGTCCAGCTTGGGCGGATTTTGTTGAGGCTATTAACAATGGTTCTATCTTTTCAATTGTTACGGCAAGAGGTCATACACCTTCAGTCTTAAAGGAAGCTTGTTATAATTACATTGCGACAAATTTCAACGGGATTAATTCTGATGAACTTGTGAAAAATTTAGAAAAATTTAGACACTTATCCGATGACGAACCGTTATCTAAAAGAGAGTTAATAAAAGAATACTTAGATTTGTGTAAGTTTTATCCTGTTACTTTTGGAGAAGGGTCAGCAACTAACCCTGAAGAAGGTAAAATAAAAGCTTTGAATGAATTCGTTGATTATGTTAAAGAAGTTTCAAGTTCATTACAGAAAAAAGCGTTCTTAAAAAACAAAATAAGTAATAAATTTATTCCAACAATCGGATTTTCAGATGATGATATTAGAAATGTGGAAACAGTTAAGAAACATTTTGAAGATAAACCTGATAATATTATTAAAACATATTTAACTGCAGGAGGTTCTAAAAAACCATATTAAAAAAAATAAAAATTAAATAATATATATTTATTATATATAGGGTAGTGTTAAAAAAAGTAAATATACAAAATAAAAAACATTTCAAGATATTTATAGTAAATAATAAAATAAAAAACTAACAAAAAAATATTATGGCGGATTTATTAATGAAAATGCCGGTTCCTTATGAACCAAAAAGACAAAATAGATTTATAATGAGATTTCCATCTTCATTAGGTATTAACGAATGGTTTGTTGAAACCGCAGCAAGACCTCATATAACAATCGCTTCTGTACCAATTCCTTTTTTAAATACCGAAACATATGTGGCGGGTAGATTTACTTGGGGTGTTATTAATGTTAAGTTTAGAGACCCGATTGGACCTTCAGCTTCACAAGCATTAATGGAATGGGTTCGTTTATGTGCTGAATCTGTTACAGGTCGTATGGGTTACGCAGCGGGATACAAGAAAAACATTGACCTTGAGATGTTAGACCCAACGGGTGTTGTTGTTGAAAAATGGATACTTGAAGGTTCTTGGTTAATGGATGTTAACTTTGATTCACTAGCTTATGGTACTGATGGTTTAGCTTCAATCACAGCTCAAATCCGTATGGACAGATGTATATTGGTTTACTAAAAAATTACATAACCTTTACAACCAAATAAAAAATCTATATATTTATCATATAATAATATGATGGTATATGGATTTTTCTTTTTTTACAACAGATAATAAGTCAGGATATAAAACAACCGAAAAATGGTTATCTAAAAACTATCCCCAAGTTTACAACTCAATTATTGAGTATACTAGTAAATTAACCCTTGAGATGTCTTTTAAGGAAAAAATATGGTTTTACTATAACAAGTTAACTCAAAGACCTAAATGTTTAACATGTGCAGGTGAAATAACTTTTAGAGATAGGTTTGACAAACCATATGGTGAATTTTGTTCACTAACTTGTATTAATCAAAATAAGTCGGAAATGGTTAAACGACAAAGTAAAACTTTTCAACAAAAGTATGGTGTTGATTTTTACCCAAAACATAATGATTTTACAAAAAAACAAAAGAAGAGTAAATTATTAAAATACGGTGATGAAAATTATAATAATAATGAAAAAAGCAAGATTACTAGACTTGAAAAATATGGTAATGAAAATTACAACAATATTGATAAAACTAAAAAAACTTGTTTAGAATTATATGGTGATGAAAACTACAGTAAGACTAATCATTATAAAAATAAAATTAATGAAACTTTTAGAACATTATATCCGGATATTGACTTTATTGATATTAAGAAAGAAAAAGTTGTTATAAAATGTGTTGAATGTGGAAAAAACACTGAATTTTCTAAACAACTTTTATATGAAAGATATAAAAGAGGTTATGATGTTTGTACTGAGTGTAATCCGATAGGTTTCTCAAATAGAAGTGGTTATGAAAATGAAATATGTGAATTTTTGGTATCTATTGATGTAAAATATGAAACAAATAAGAAAATCATAAATAAGAGAACTGAAATTGATATTTATTTACCTGAATATAATTTAGGTATTGAGATGAATGGGGTTTATTGGCATAATGAATTATTCAAAACAATGGGTTATCATTTACAAAAAACTAATGATTGTCAAGAGATGGGTGTGAAATTAATACATATCTTTGAGGATGAATGGGTTTATAAAAAAGAAATTGTTAAATCAATTTTATTGAGTAAAATTGGTAAAATACCTAATCGTGTTTATGGTAGAAAGTGTGAGATTAAAGAAATATCCTCAAAGGAATCAAAAGTATTTTTGGAAAACAATCATATTCAAGGAAATGTTAATTCTAAAATAAAAATAGGTTTATTTTATAATTCAGAATTAATTTCACTTATGACCTTCTCCAAAGGCAGAATTATAATGGGTGGTAAAGAAACTGAATGGGAATTAAATAGATTTTGTAATCTAATTAATCATAATGTTATTGGAGCAGCATCTAAACTAATGAATTTTTTTGTAAAGAAATACAAACCAAATAAAGTTGTTTCTTATTCAGATATTAGAATTTTTGATGGGGGTATGTATGAAAAATTAAACTTTCAATACATGTCACAATCAAAACCTAATTATTGGTATGTGATTAATGGTCTTAGACGACATAGATTTGGGTTTAGAAAATCTATTTTAGTTAAAGAAGGTTATGATAAAGATTTAACTGAAAAACAGATAATGTTAGATAGAAAAATCTATAGAATATATGATTGTGGTAATATTAGATGGGAATTTAATATTTAATGTTTATTATTAAAAAAAATTAATTATTTTTTTATAAAAAGTATTTAATATGGAACAAGATTTAATAATGGCGGCAACGGAGAATTTTACTTTACCGCATGATGTCGTGACATTACCTACTGGTGGTGTTTTTTACAAAAATAAGAAAAAATCAGTTAAAGTTGGTTATTTAACCGCTTCAGATGAAAATTATTTAATTAACGCTCTTTCTGGTGACAAGGATAATGTTGTTATGACATTACTTAAAAGTAAATTATACGAACACGACTTAAGACCTGAAGAATTATTGGATGGGGATGTTGAAGCTATTTTAATTTTTTTACGAAACACATCTTTTGGTCCTGAATATGCGATGTCACTAACTGACCCAAAGACAGGAAAACGATTTGATACAACAATTTTATTAGACGAGTTGAATATTAAAAAAACTGAAGTAACTCCGGATACAAACGGTTATTTTTTAACTAGATTACCAAGAACTGGTGCGTCGGTAAAATTAAAACCTTTAACTTTTGCTGACACAGTTGAAATTGAAAAAATGGTTACTCAATTTCCTGTAGGTAGAACAGCTCCAACAGTAACTTGGAGATTATTAAAACAAATTGTTGAGATTGATGGTGAAACTGATAAAGGTAAATTAGCAATAATTATTGATGCTTTACCAATTATGGATTCTAAATATATTCGTAAATTTCTTAATGATAACCAACCTTCTTTAGATTTAAGAAGAACAGCAATCGCCCCATCAGGAGAATTGGTATCTTTCGAGATTACCTTTGGGGTGGAG